CATCTTCTTCAGAATTTGTGCTTAAATTCTCTATGTGTAGCAACGCTCCAAAGTTGCTTGTTTTGTTGTTAGTAACGTTGTTACTATTTCCACCTGCTGTTGCAAATGATGGAACACCTTTAAAACTTAACATGTTCTCAGGTACAAAGTTAGGTTTGAATGAATTAAGTTTACGTTGATATAAACTGAACGCTTTATCAAGAACGCCCATATTATTTACCATACCTTTACCTAATCCACCTGTAATATGTCCCCCAGTCTTGGCTGTAAGCCTTGATGGTGAGTGGATTTGTGCCTTAGCTCTTAATGCTCTGTCAACTTCACTAACAATCGCATTAGCTGCAGCAATAACCGCTCCTAATGCTGAATACATACCTCGAGCAACTCCGTTACTTACTTGCGCTCCTACGTTATAAGCAACTGGAACAATGCTTTGACCTACGCTTTGAACAGTATTTTTGATGCTTTCCATTGCTGAACGGACGTTACCCTCGTTACTTCTTAAGCCGTCAGCAATATTTCTTCCTGCTTCTTCACCTGCTCTACGTCCTTCTTGTGCCATTTGTGAGGCTGTTTGTTGAAGTGTAGATACAAATTGTTGGCATGTGCTTTGAATAGATCCTAAAGCACTATTCATAGCTGAAGAAATGGCACTAGCTAACCCATTCATTGCCCCACTAATGCTTGCAACCATACTAGATACTGTCGCTCCAACTGATGAAATCGAAGTGCCTATCTGATTAATCTGACCTGCTACGCTAGTTGCTGTACTTCCAACTTGTGACAATGCACCTGTTAAACCATTAATTACTCCAGTTAACGCTCCAATTGAAGCTGAAGTTGTACCAAAACTTACTGCTAATGTTGATAAAACAACACCAAATGCACTAATCGATACAGTAACAGAACTTACTGCTGTTCCAATGCTTGTAATCTGACTGTTGAAAGCACTGATTGAACCACTAGCAGTCATAAGTCCAGCAAGCGAAGTAGTAATGTTAGTACTGAACATTTGAACCGCTGTTGAAGTTGTTATTAAGATAGGTGGTAAGGCGTTTAATGAAGTGGTTAAGCTTGTTATTAACGTTGGTAAGGCAGTAAATGCTCCTTGTACAGAAGTTGCCGCTTGACCTAACATCGCTAATCCACTTGCCATTGTTTGCATACCAGCTCCAGCCGTTGTCATTTCACCAGTGTGAGCCGTTATTGCACCTATTCCAGTTGCCGTTGCTGTTAATGTAGCAACTAAATCGCCTAAACTTAAATCAACAAGAGTTTTCACTCCCTCAGCAAATAATCTAAACCCGTTACCTGCCTTTTCTGCTGATTCTCCTATACTTTGAATAACGTTTGCTACTCCGTCAAGTACTGTTCTTATTGAGTTACCTATCGAATCAATAACTTCTTTAATTCCATCACACACAGTTTTAACTGCGTTACCGAATTTTTCAAAGGCTGTTCCAACGCCCTCTAATACTGATTTTATTGAATTACCTACTGATTCAATCACGGAACCTACACCCTCAAGAGTTGACTTAATAGCATTACCAACAGAATCAATAATGCTTGCCACACCTTGTAAGGCTGATTGAATAGCAGTACCAACCGAAGTAATTACAGTACCAACTCCCTCAAGAGCCAGTCTTACTCCGTTTCCAAAACCAGTAAATGCTGAACCTAATCCCTCAAGCACCGACTTAATGGCAGTACCTACAGATTGAATTACAGATCCAATCCCCTCAAATACTGACTTAATAGCAAGTCCAACCGATTGAATAACACTACCTAATGAAACTAAAACTGCTGATAAGCCAGTACCTAATGCAAGAATAACTTGTGATACGGCACTTCCTAAGGCTTGAAAGACCTTAGCTACTCCATCTCCTTGAGTTCCTAAAAGTGCAAGTCCAGCACACACCATAAGAATAGCTCCACCCAATGCAAGCCACGTTGGTGGTGGCACCATTGCAATGGCACTTCCTAATCCTTTAAAAGCAATAGCAAGTCCAGTTCCTATTCCCTTAGCTGCAGTACTTACCCCTTTACCTGCTGATTCTATCACCTTTCCTAAACTCTCTATTACTTGAGATATAGTGCTTTTTGTTTCTTTAGTTTTTTTTGTTACTTCATCTAGTGACTCAGTAGCGTTTTTCTTGAATAATTTAAACGGGTTTAACCCCTTAATTAAATCAAGTCCTTTAGTTGCCAACTTGATAGCTTTAAGTGAACCGACGATACCTAACAATGAGTAAGCAATAGCACTAATTACACTTGGTGGAAGTGAAGCTATTAATTTAGCAAAGCCACTAACCACCTTAGCTACTACGTTCACAATTAAACCTAATGCATGTGCAAAGGTGCTAATTGCTCCACTATTTGCCAAAGCTGTAACAAGGTTAGTTACTGCCTTTTGAATGTTTTTAAAGGCACTTAAAACGGCACTTATCGCTCCGCTATCATTCAACCCTTTCCACAGTTCCTTAGTTACTGTAACAACATTTTTAATTGAAGTAGCTATTCCATTAACTACTCCATCAATATCAATACTTTCTAAGAAACTACCTAACTTTTCAGCAAAGTTCCCAAAGTCTACTTTGTCTAGTGCGTCTGCAATACCTGAAATAGCTTTAATTCCGAACTTATTCACTTTCTCAAAAGCTCGTTGAAGTTTATTAGCTAAACTTTCTTTAGCACCATCAATAGCTTGATCTATAGTTTTAAACTCGGTCGCCATCTTAGAAAAGCTATCGTTGTTACCTACCTTTTTAATAGCGTTGAAAAAATCTTCTGTTTTGATTTTTCCATCTTGAACGCCCTTAACAAGTTCATCAAGTGACATTCCCATTTCCTTGGCAATTGCCGCCATACCTGCTGGGGTTTGATCCATCATCAATTTAAAGTCTTGCCACGCTACTTTTGGCTTCGCCGCCATCTGGGTGGCTTGTTGTGATAGAGTCTTCATGGCTTGTTTTGGATTTTCTGCCGCTGCTGCTAATCCACCAAAACCAGTTACTAGCTTGTCAGTTTCCTTAATACCTACTGCTGCTAACTGCGAATAGGTCTGTGCCATATCTGACGCACTGTAAATAGTCTTGGTGGCGTAGTCTTGCATAACGCCCTTAGCTTGTGCGATTTCTTCCTTAGACTTACCAATCATTGACATATTGCCTTCAAAAGTTTTCCACGCCTTAGTAGAACTGTTTAATTCAGTTACCATCCCTCGAATACCGTTAGAAATACCACTAATACCTGCGCTTATTCCAGCACTTACTAGGTTAGCACCTAACACGCTTTTAAAGACTGAACCTGCCTTAGTTCCAGCACTTTCAAGACCATTCAAAGCACTTTTTAATCTACCTATTCCTGAGGTGGCACCTTTCTCGTTCAAGTCAACATCTATTTTAACTTTACCTTCTGCCATATATTAACCTCCTTTCTTTTAAACTAATCATTGATAGGAAGTTCATATTGACGTTGTAGTTTTCGCATGCTTTCCTTATATTCAGGACTATCATGTTTTTCTGGTTTATAACTCCTAATCTTTACAACTTCCATAAATTTAGTATTTTCTGGAAGTCCATTTAATAAGGCATTAAATTTTCTCCAATGCAATTTACCTTGCATTTCAATTAAATCAATATTGTATGCTTGCAAAAAAGAAGCAAAGATATAGTCTGAATCATATTTCAAACTATATAATTGCTCCTGTTCTTCTATTTCCTTAACTGGCATAGGGTTTCCAGCTAAATCATATTCTACTGAATTAAACTCCTTATTTTTAATATGCTCTTTTATAATTTCTTTTAAAAATAACTCTACATCCTCAATTGAGTATTTCTCAAATGATTCACCTGTTAACATTAATAAGGCAAAGTGTGGTTTCTGATAATCTTCAAGATCACTAGAATTAAGCATATCAAACAACCTAATTACATTATCAAAGCTAAGATTAAGCTTATAAACTTCTCTACCAACGATTAATTCATCTTCTAATTTATAAGCTAAATTAAGCATGGTCGATATTTAGATACTTAATCAGCTTATCTGGAGAATAACTGTTACCTAATTCTTGAGTTATCCCAAATAGCGTTTGAAATACTGCCAGTAACGTTGGCATACAAGATTTGTTATAAAGATTATAAACTTTCTCAAAAGTTTCTTCATCGAATAATTCAACCCATAATTCTTTAGCTAAATCATAGATTAATTTAATATCTTCAGTTGTTCCTTTTAGTTCACCTAATTTTTCTTTAACCTTACCTGCTTTTTCTTCTACATTTGCTAGTTTTAAAATATTTTCATCACTAGTCACAAACTTTAATTCAAATTCTCCAAAGTCAACTGGAATTACATTTTCAAATTCCTTAATTACTACCATGCTTAAATCCTCCTAAATTATGCTACCGCTGTTTGTTTTGGCAATGTTGTCCATTTAATCGTACATTCAAAGTTTTCAAAGTCACTTGCGTCACCGTCTCCAGCTTTAATCTTAGATACGATTGCTACTGCTTCCCACGCTGTCTTACCGTCTGAAGATACAACCTTGAACCATACTTTTCTATCATCTCCAACCTTATATCTAAGGTCAGCGATTAGTTTTTGCGCTTCATCTTCTACATCGAAGTTCCCCTCAAATGAGAATCCAGCTTTAACTGATTTTACAGTTTCTTCTGGTGTACCGTCTCCATCGTACCATGCTACGTCGTCAGTATCTTCATCTGTTTCATCGTTTACTGTTTTAATGTATTTAGCTAACAGTTTATACTGTTCTTTTGTTGGTGTTGTTGTAGCGTTCGCCTTATCAAAAGGTGCTACAAAATGTTTTCTTAATGCGTTCTTTTGTCTAGCCATTAATTAAATCTCCTTCTATTTCTAATTTTGCTACTATACGTAAAGTATAAATAAAATAATCTTGCTCATCACGTCCATTGACTGCTGGCTTTCCAACCTCTAGCCCTAAGAAGCGATAAGTATTGTTTGCACTAGGTAATTGCAAATTAAATTCAGATAGTGCGGTGTGAATAGTCCACAAGATCGAGTTAGCTTTTTGGTTATCCATACATTTTATGGCAATTTCAAAAGGTAAACTTATTTCTTGCGTTCCATCCATAAATAACCGCTCTACCTTACCACCTGCAATTAAATTAACTACTAAATCATCTGATTCAATGAAATAATCTAATCTAGCTACTAATGGTAAATTTAAAGAATTAATATAATCACAAAGCACGTCTTGAAAATCAATGTTATTAATCATCTTATTCCTAATCCTTTCTTAGCCACTTCTTCCCAATTTTTCATGTTGCTGTTTGAAGCTTTTTCGGTCCATTTGCTACCAGTACCAGGAGTTGTATATTTTCTGAATGTAACAATGCCGTTAGTACCATAGAAATGCGCTCTAGCATATACTGTATTCCATGCTACTGAACCATTACTAGCGTGTCCACTAGCTCGTAAATAACCCTTACCATCACTAGGGATATACTTTTCACTATCCATCAACACTTGATTAGCTACAGCATTTCTTGCTAACATGACATTCCCTGGTCCGAATTTTCGCTCCATAGGTGATAAATCGTAAGATACTTTTAGTGACATCTAAATCACCGTTAACTCATAAGAAAATACTTTATTTCCTAAATAATTAGTTTCAAAACTAATTACCTTGTATTCTCCATGCTTATCTTTAATGTTAGCTTGTAACCAGCTATCATCAACAACAACATTATTAAATTTAGGATAAATAAATAAGGTTCCCGATTTGTTCCTTGTGATATTTGTTAAGTTTTGTGTGTTTGTAGTCTTATCTATAGAACTTCTATCAAACCGAACGAATTTTATTTCAAACGGTTCTTTAAAAGTGATCTTCCCCCATTTGTCTTTCTCACCTGCTAAACTTACATTTACAGTATCAGTTAAAAGGCGTTTATCTATCATAATAAACACCTCTATAACCGAACCCTACGCTTTTAAGTAAGTTCATAGTATCTAATGCTAAATTATACTTACTAGCTTCAATTTTAGCTGGACTACTTCCACTACCGCCATAATTAACAGTAGTTCTTCCAATGCTCAAACTAGCTAAAGAATATTTATCTTCAGCAGTAAGTATTCCAGTTTCATTTAAGTAGCGTATTTGATTAGCAATAGCAAGCTTCACAGCTTTCTTACGTGGTGGAAAATCATCTTCTAAATTATTATTTTGATAAAAGTAATTAGTGTATAAATCTACTGCCATTTCTGCCTTTACTTTTAATTCTGAAAATTCTTCAATTTCTGCAAAACCTAATTCTTTGTATTCTTCCAAAGTCAAATAACTCATTTTTTAACCTCCTAAAAAGAGGCTGAATTATTCAACCTCTTTAGTTTCTTTTTTCTCTTCTACTGGAGTAGGTGCTGGAGTTTCTTCTTTAACTTCCTCTTTTACTTCTTCTAAATTAGTTAAAGCTCCTTCACCTAATGAACTGATAATTTCTTTCGCTCTAACTTCTGTAATATCAAGTTCTGTACCTTTAGGCACTTGTTCGTAAGTGTCTTTATCTGTGAAATCTACATTTACTAAGTATTTAACCATTATTATTTCCTCCTATGCTAATGGTGTAGTGCTTGTAACTTTAATGATTGCTTTTTTGTTGTCATCAAGAACGAATGTTCCACCTTTTGCAGCTGCTTGAAGTTTAACTCCGTCAAATTCTTGTGCTTCAATTGTTCTTGCTGTTTCAATTCCGATGAATGGAATAACAATTCCATCTGGAGAGAAGATTGCAACAACATTATTTTCAAAATATTGTTCAGGAGTTTCAACTAATTCAATTTTTTTGTATTTTAATAATCCGTTGTTGTCAATATTAACATTAGATCCTTTAGATTTATTTGTAGAAGTTAAATCAACAATTGCATTGTATAATTGTGCTCGTAAGTAACATTTGATTGGAGCATTGATTTCAGTATTAACCACGTAAACATTAACTTGGTTAAATAGTTTCTGAATACTAGCTTCATCAAGTTTAGCAAGTTCTTTTGTTTCTCCCGCGTTTGCTGATAAGAATTTTCCAATTCTCTTGTTAACTTCTCTAGTTTGTGCTTCAGAATGTAATCTTAAACGGTCTGCTACTGCTGCGTTTAAATCGTTGTTAACTGTGTAACGGTCAATTCCCTCATGGATTGCCAGTGAGTAATCATAATTCACTTCTGTATCTCCATAGATTACTTCTTTCATCTCACCAAAACGGCTTCCAGTTCCTGTTCCTGTTCCAAACGCAACATTAGCATCTGTTTTATACGTTCCTACAACTACTGGAGTAGCATTAGTTTTAACTAGGAAAGCTTTAGAGTTGTATTGAACTCCGTCTAATGTTTGAATAGGTGCTAATGCTCCTTCAAATGCTTTCTTCACATCGAAAATTGTAGATAACATCTTAGTATATTGTGGTGTATATACTCTTACGGGTAAATTATTATTATTTGTTGTCATATTTTATATTCCTTTCTTATTGTTTATATTGATCTATTACTGCTTGGAACGGGTCAACTCCTGCTGTTCCGTTCCCGTTAGGGTTGCCTCCAACTGTAATTTGAGGTGTAGTTGGTTGTTGTTCTTGTTCGAATAAGAAAGGCTTACTTTCTCTTAACGAATTAACTACCTCATCAAGTTTAGGTTTCCCGTCTTCTCCTAACTCAACCTTATCAACATCGATAAGCTTCATTAGAACATCGCTATCATGTGCTTTAACATCTTTTAATGCTAATGCGATAGCATTTGTTTTATTAATTTGTGCCAACTTATTATCACTATCTACTTTGAATTGGTTGTATTCTTCTTGTAATTTCTCTAAAGTCTGTTTAACTTCTGAATTAGCATCATTACTTTTAGTTAACTCTTCAAGCTTAGTTTTTTGTGATTCTAGTTGTGATTTTAATGTGTCGTTCTCAGCAGTTAGTTCTAACTTCGCTTGTTGCTTCGCTTTCTCCAAACCTGTACCGTACGCTTGCATGATTTTATCAATTGCGTCCTTATCAACTACTCCTGCTTCGATTAACATATCTCTTTTTAAGCTCATAAATTTAAGCTCCTTTCGTTTTACGTCCTGTAGACTGAATTTTTAGCACTATTACACCGTGCAAGGCATAAAAAAATAAGCCTTTTAACGTCATACTTAGGACGAAAATGGAAAAATCAACCAAATTTTCCATTTTGAATTGTATTTTTATATTGAAAATGGAAAGTAAGCGATTTAATTCCATTTTGGCATAATAAAAACACCTAGTAAATTTACTAAGTGTTTTTATAATCCTCTTTTATTCCATTCTTTTTCTATTCTTTCTATTTCATCTTCAGTCCAGCCATCTACAAATCGTGTTGCTCGTAATTCCTTATCAGAAAGATTTTCTATATCAATCTCTTTTTCAAATTTAATTCCTCTTGTTTTTTCAATGTCTTTCATTATAATCTCACTAATTTTCATGATTATTCTCCTTCACAATATTTATCGTAAATTCTATTTTTTCATCAACTATCGCAGCTTTAGTTATTACAAAATTACTATTTCTCGGTAGTATCATTTCACTTTCTTCAAAATTATCAGTCATATATACATTTTGACCTTTTTCAGCATGTATTTTAAATCTTATTGGATTTTGTTTAAAATAATTTAATTCTGGAACTACGCTAGTTGACACAAAACCTTTATCGTTTAAAACTGCTGTATTCTTATTTATTAGCTTAAGCATTTCTTTTTCACTTGTAACATCTTTTAAAAATGAATTTTGCTCTGTTATGGCATCAATAATATCCATTTTTGCATACCTAGTCAAAATTATATTTTCTTTCAAGGTATTCGATTTTATAACTTTATCTAATGTAGAAATTGTTAGTTTATCATAATCATTTAAGCTATCTCCTCTCCCTTGCCTTAAAGCCAAATTAATTTTAAATGAATTTTTTGTTGCAACATAACCTCCTGTTATTCGATAATAAATAGGGTTTCTATCATCGTATGCAATTTTACCACTTTCTTCTAATATTCTTGGTAAATCATTCTCAGTTAAGGTCTTAAATACTATTCTATCCTTATTATATACCTTTTTAGGTTTATCTTCAATCGATTTCATAGTCGTTTTATTATTAATATTAGTTTTTTTAGACTCATTTTCAACAACTTTCTTAGGTGGTTTCCCAATTACCGTTGGATTCTTTTCTATAAGACTTTTTCGCCCTGTTTTAAAGGTCTTTTCTTTAAGCTTTAACTTAGTCTGGAGTTCTTTATCTCCTAATTCCTTAGCTAATATTTGCTTATCTTTATTGATTCTAATCTCACGATCAAAAGCTTTCAATCTTGCTCTATCAAGAGCATTTTGTTTTGCTTCATCCTCGGTTAGATTTTGCAAATATTCTGGCAGTTGAGGCTTATAATTCACTCCTACTACAAATGGTGTTAAGTAATGGCCACAGTTTATCCCTAAGCAACCTCCAGGACTTCCAAATCCATAATCAGGTAAACTCAGTACTTTTTCACCATTAATTGTCCTTGCAACTCCTTTAGTTACTATCTGATGCTGCAAAGGTGCGCATAACTCTCTAGCACTAGATTTGGCACTGTAATAATAAGTATCTATTCCTAAATCATCCGCAGGCCTTTCTCTCATTTCTCGATAAGTTCTGAAAGTTGTAGTTCTGATTACAGTTTTTGCATATCGCTCAACCGTCCACATTCTTCCTCCCCTATCTCTAAAGGCTGTAAAGCCTCTCTCATACATTTTTAAAACCGCTTCTGATAATGCTTTTTCATGAGACTTAGTTCCAGAGACTACTCCAGCTACTGCACTTTCTAAAGTCTGCTTGTAATTCTTTTGTAATGCTTTTGGCATTGTAGTATTGATTAGGTTGTTAACTTCAAACATTGTCTGTTTTGCTAATGAATTTAAACTATCTTGAACTAAAGGATTAGGAGTTGCATCTGATTTTAGAGCCTGCGCCAATTGTTGGTGACTATCTTGATAGATTTTAAAGCCTTCATTAGCAATTACATCTCTAAAAACATCTTCAGCAACTCCACTATATTTAGAGATTAACTTAACATTATCTTCTGTGATTAAATGCATATCGTTTAACTTCTCTAACTGCCAAACATAAGGATTTTCAATCAAATCAGCCGTTCCACGTTGCTTTAATCTTCTGACTATGTTTT